ATGGCAAAACCAAGGCAAAAGCCCTCGGGCAAATGGGAAATCGGGCTGCGGCACCCGTCGTTGCCCGGTGGACGCAAGTACTTCACGTTTGACACGGCCGAAGAGGCCGAGGTCTACGCCCGGCAGTGGAAGTTGATGAAGGGCGCTGGCCTGCAGCCGCCTACCGCGCTCACGCAGCCTGCTGGCCCCGATGGCGGTGTGCGCCTGGTGCGTGTGTTCGGCGAATGGTCGGAGAGCGGCTTTGCCGCCCCCACCCAGCTCCTCACGCTGAGGACGCTGACGCGCGAGGTGGGCAGCGTCAAGTTGGCAGAGGCCGACTACACCTGGCTCACGGGTTACCTGCGGCAGTTGAAAGTCGAAAAAAACCTCTCGCCCATCAGCATCAAGCATCGCATCCAGGCGCTGGGGCGGTCGATAGATGAATACTTGCGGCACCACCCCGGTCTGAAGGTTGTCAACCCCGTGCGGCTGCTACCACGCGGCTACAGCGCCTATGGCGAGGCCGAAGCAAAGCAAGTGCAGGCGCGTGGAGGTAAGCCAAAGGCTAGCATGGAGCGAGACCGGCGCTTGCTGCCGGGCGAGCACGAAAAGATTGTGCAGGTGCTTTCTGGCTACGAACGGCCAGATCGGATGCGTGGCTTGCAGCTCAAGGGCGGCACGGCGCTGCTTACGCTCTATCTGCTGATCGTCAATACGGGCCTGCGCCTGAAAGAGGCCTACACGCTGCGCCGCCACCAGGTGGACATGGATGCCAAGGTGCTGCGCGTACAAAGCTCGAAGCAGTGGCGCGGGGCGGTGGCTTACCGCGATGTGCCCATGACACCCGCCGTACACGCCGCGCTGGCAAGTTACCTGGCCACCCGGCCCATGCTTCCCGGTGCGTGGTTCTTCCCATTCATGGAGGAAGAGGGCGTGAAGGGCGAGAAAACGGTCAGCCAGCGGCTTTCGCTCCGCTTCAAGATAGCCTTTGAGTACATGGACATCCATGGGCTGCGGGAGCACGACCTGCGGCATGAGGCTACCTGCCGCTGGCTGGAGATGAAAGACGCCCGGGGCGTGCCCTTGTTCCGGCTGGAAGAGCTGAACAAGATCATGGGCTGGAAGCCGGGTAGCCTCATGGCGCAGCGCTATGCGAGTTTCCGCAGTGAAGACCTTGCAGCGCGGCTGTGGGCGGTTGAGGAAGGGCCGGGGGAGTCTGTCGGCGCGGCCTGACCACGCTGGCCAGCGGTGCAGGCGTGCGCAGGCGCTTTACAAACTGCAGGCGGCGCTCCTCCGCGTCCTGCCGCGCTTTCTCGGCCAGGTACGCCAGCAGATCCGTTTTCACGTAAATCCAGCCACGGCCAAACTTAACGCCCGGCAGCTCGCCTTTGCGGGTGAGTTCTTCCACGGTTTCGGCAGTGCACTGCAGCAACTCGGCGCACTGCTCGGCGTTGATCGTGTCAGCCATGCCGTGCCTCCTTGGCCTTTTCTATAGGCGCTAGCGCAGTGCGCGTAGCCTCTATCTGATCCCAAAGGGTCTGCTCCTCGGGTTCGCTGTTCTCCGGGCGGCGCGGGCCGATCCAGCTCTGCAGGATGGTCAGCAGGCCAATGGCCTGCATGATGGCCGGGCTGTTGACGCGCGCGGCGTGCAGGCGCTCGGCATACGCGCGCATGGTTTCCTCGGCGTAGTAGTGGCGCTGGGTGTCGTGCACGAAGCCATGCACGGTCTCTGTGTAGTCCGGTGCTGGCAGCTGAATGTGGTCTGTCATGGTCATCCTCACGCGGCCACCAGGCCGATGTTTTGGGTTGTGGTGCGCACCGCCTTGCCGCCCGTGCTCCGGGTGCGGGCTATCAACTTGGTCGTGATGTCGCGCAGCTCGCCGCTGCTCACGTAGGCAAGCTGGTGGCGGTGCAGATCCACGGCCTCGGCCAGGGCGTCGATCTCGTGAAACTCCAGCTGCTGCGGCAGCCATGCGCCCGAGGCGAGGGCGCGTGCGCGTATGGCCGCCAGCGCGGCCATTGCGCTGTCGAAATGCTCACGCATGCCGCGCACGATGCCGCTGTCCTCGATGGCCACGGCAATCGCCAGGTGCGTGGCCAGCACGGTGTGCTGGTCTTCGGTGGCCACGCCCTCGCGCAGGCGGGCCAGGCACGCCCAGGCCGGGGCCAGGGTGGCGTGCACCTCGGCGGGCGTCAGGTACGTGACGCGCAGCCGGGCGTGGTGGGCCGCGTGGTACGCCCTGGCGCAGAGCCACTGACGACGGTGCTCGCGCGAGCATTGCCCGCGCTCCATCCGGCGCAGGTGCCTGGCGCGTGCGGCCGCCATGATCCGGGCCATGGGCAGCGGGCGGTGGGCAATCTGGCAGCGCAGCAGAGCCTGGCGTGGTTTGCGGAGAGTGCTGCGGCCGGTCATTCGCTGCCTCCTGTGGTGCGGACGTGTGAGTCAAATGCGCTCAATCCATTGCCTAGGAGGCCATTTGTTGCTACGCCGAACGTCGTCGTTCCACCGCTGATAGCGGTTTCAAGTGCGCAGAAAGCTTTGATGAGTTCCTGGTGCTGTATGTAAAGATGCTTGCCCACCGCGCCAATAACGCGCTTATTCCAGTCCTCCACCATCAGATTGACTGCTCGACGGGCTAATCGCCGGTGGAATTCCCGCGTGAGCAGCTCTTTGCGAAACTGGCGGTACACCCGCTTTTTGTTCTTGCGGATATTCATGTCAGCACCTCCAGCTCTGTCACATCAAAACCCACCCGCTTGGGCGCGCAGCGCTTGCTGCGCTCGATGGCCACATCCCATGCGCTAGGGCCGATCTGCGCCACCACGTTGCCCTCGTAGCCGATCCATGGTTTTTGCTGCTTGCCGGTGGCCGTCTCGTTGACCCGCACGCGCGCACCGATGCCCACCACCTGCTCTGCTGCCCCGGTGTCCACGCCTGCACGGGCCTGGCCACTGGGCGCAGCGGCGCAGGCGGCCGCCTGGGCGGGGTCTGCCGCTGGGGCGCTGGGCTGCGCGGGCGCCGGGGTTGCGCACGTGGCGCTGGCCAGGGGCAGGGCGCTTGCCGCCGCCAGCGCGCGAGCAGCTGGTGGCGCTTCGTTGCCCTGCGCCGCAGGCGCCTGCTCAGTGGCCTGTGCACCGCCAGCGGCGCCGCCACGGGGCGCGGCCTGCGGCTGCGCGCCAGCGACAGCCGCAGCATCGTCGCCTTGCGCCGCAGGCGCCTGATTTGCTTCCTCCAGCGCCCGCAGCTCGGCCGCAATCTGCGCCTGGGCCTCGGCCGCCGTGGTCTTCACGCGCGCGGCATCGCGCGCCAGCGCAGCCGGGGCCGTGGATTTTTTGGCCTTCGCGCGCGTAGGACTGGCTTGCGCAGCGGGGGGCGGGGTAGAGGCGGCATTCTGGGCTGCAGCTTTGAGGGTTTCGCGCTCGGTTTTGGCCTTGGCAGCGGCCCGTTGGTTGGCTTTGGTCCTGGCCTTGATGCCTTCCACATCCACGCCGAAGTCTTGGGCCACCATCAGCAGGCCCTTGTTGGTGTCTTCGGTGGGCAGCCAGTGGCGGTATTCCACGTCTTGGAACATCACCATCAGCTGCAGCGCATCGCCAGGTGCGTCGGTGTCTGCGATGTACTGCAATAGGCCTGCCACCGGGGCCACCTTGCCCAGGTCGAGCAGCTTGCACAGCTTCTTGGCCTTGTCCTGGTTCAGGGCCTTGGCCATGTCGGTGGCAATGTGGCGCAGCACGGCGTCGGCAGGGCATTCGTGCGTACCGCCAGTGATCTCCGCCCAGGTGGCGGCCAGCAGATCCCAGCGCCATTGCTCTTCATAGGCGGTCTTGGCCTCGGCCGCAGCCTGGCGCTTTGCGCTTTCTGCGTCCCGCTGGGCATCCTGGTTGAGCTTGGACGCGGCCTCTTCCTGGTTGGCTGCTTTGAGCAGCACGTCGGCTTGGTCTAGAGTGATGACGGCCACCAGCTCGCCGCCCTTGTGCGGGTTGGCCACCAGAGTGGGCTTGATGCCTTGCTGCTCCATGGCCTTGCCGATGAGCTTGCGCAGCGGCTTGTCGGTAGGGCTGTCGCTCTTGTCGTCCAGCCGCAGGTAGCCCTTGACCTCACTGCTCCACGCGTTGGGCATGAGGGCCTTGGCCTCACGGCCTTCGATGATGTGCGCGCCGCTCTCCAGCGCGGCCTTCTTGATGGCGATGCTGTGGGCCTCTTCCTTGGCGTGGTAGCACTTGGGGTCGGTGCACACGTCTGCACCGTCCACGTCCTGGAAGAGGTCTGGATTGGCGCCGGTGCGCTTGGGGCACTCCTTGCAGCTTCCAGCCTTTGGCACAAGATCGGCGTCGGTGATTTTGAACTTGGCCGCGCTCAGCTTGAGCATGTAGTTCTGCTGGACGTGGGTGGCGCACTCGCGGTAACTGGGCCCTCCGCCGCCGTAGCGCGGCTGCGTGCAGAATTTCAGCGCCTGCAGCTGCAGGCCTTCGTCGGGGATGCGCGCGATCAGCAGGCCCCGACTGAAATCGATTTTGCCTTCGCGCAGCGCCTCGCGAGCCTTGGCGCACAGGTCAAGCAGCTTGAGGCGGGCGTAGACGTAGCTGCGGCTCTTGCCGATCTTGGCGCCCACCTGGTCGGCGTTGAGGTTGCCATGGCACATCAGCACCTCGTAGCCCTCGGCCTCTTCCAGCTCGGTTACATCCTCGCGCTGCAGGTTCTCAACGATCTGGATCTCCAACACCTGCTCGTCACCCAGGTGCCGCACCATCACCGGGATCTCGGCCACGCCCGCCAGCTGGCAGGCACGCCAGCGGCGCTCACCGGCCACCAGCTCGTATTCGATGGGCTCGGTCTTGCGCGTGGTGGCAATGGGCCACACCGGCACGGCACTGCGGGCGCGCGAGGTATCGGCCAGGCGCTCGGGTGGCAGGGGCCGCACCAGAATGGGCTGGTGCACGCCGCTGGCAGCAATGCTGTCGGCCAGCTCGCGCAGCTTGGCCTGGTCAAACGTCTTGCGCGGGTTCGTCAGGCTGGCAACGATGCTCGCCACGGGCGCCATGAACATGCGCGGCCCGGCGCCGGGCAGTGGAATTGCGGCGGTGGCCTGGTCGTGTTGGTCGGTGGCCATGGTCATGCCTCCAGCGGAGAGTGGGTGATGCGCCCGTCAGGAAAGCGCAGCGTGGCGCCGGTGCGGCTGGGCAGGGCAAAGGCGGCCATGCGTGCGGGCGAGATGGTCGTGGGCTGGCGCAGCTCGGGGCAGGTGTACGGCGCGCTGGTGCGCCAGGCGGGCGCCTCGGCGCGCGGCATGCTGCGCAGATCCAGCTTGTGGGTGTGGATGCGGGCCGCGTTGGGGAGCGGCTGCAGGCCACTCGTGCGGGGCATGGGTGTGGGCTTGGCGTGCATGTGCACGCCGGTGGTGTTCTGGGCGCGAGGCATGTCAGCTCCTGGCGGGTGGGGTGGTTGCACACGTGTGCACGGCGGCGGGCAGGGCTGCGAGGTAGCCGGTAGCGGCTGCGGCAAGCAGCAGCAGCGCCATGGCCAACACCGTGCCCAGGGGGGAGCGGGCGGTAGCCAGCGCGCGCAGCAGGCGCGTGCGGCCGCGCGGGCGGTGCGGGCCGTCGATCTGCACGGGCGCGCTCATGGCGTGGCCTCCAGCGGCCGGGCGGTCGCGCCGTGCACGTTGTGGCGCGCCATGGCCTCGATGACGGCGATGCAGGACGTGGGCGCCAGGGCGATGTATTTGAGGCCTGCGCAGTGGATGCGGAAGGGGAGCAGGGGGGGCATGCTGTACCTCAAAACGGAATATCTAGACGGAGGGGCACGTACTGCTGTGGGCCAGGCTCGAATTGGTCGCAGTAGGCGGGCGTGCCGGTGTAGCGATGCGGCTGGCGGTCAAGTGAGATCCACCGGCCACGGCGGTTGCGGCGAAACCATGCGTAGGGGCCAGCGATGTTTCGCGTGATGGTCTGGCCGTCCTCTGCCACGGCGTCGTGCTGTACCTCGATAACGTCCAGGCCGTTCGGGCGGGGCCGGTGAAACACGACAGTGGCGGGGATGGCGCCGAAGTAGCTGTCGAGGCGATGTACCCAGAGGGTTCCGGTGCTGCCCTTTTGCACCTGGGCGCGCCATGGGAAGGCTGGGAGGTGGGTGGTCATGCTGCACCGCCTTCCCGGCCCTGCTGTGCCGTTAGACTCCGGCCACCAGAACCAGAGAGGTGATCGGATGAGCCAGGCGATTGATGAAGTGCGGTTTGCGCAGGCTGTTCAACTGGCTGCAGGCTTTCTTGCTGCGGGGCAGCGGGACACGACGCCGCGCGAGGAAATGTCTGCGGCTGTCCGTCAGGCCTATCACGCTCTTGGCGAGGCGCGTGAAGACATCCAGAAGGATCTGGATCAAGGGCGGGCGTAGGCGGCGCGAGAAAGCCACGGCGCCGCATGCCGCCTGTTTTCCGCTGCGGCATGAAGCCGTTGCGGTGCAGGGCGTCGCGCAGCGCCCCTTCGGTCGCTGCCTCAAATGGCAGGCCCAGGCGCTGCATCAAGTCTGGAACCGTGACGAACTCGCCCGGCTGAACCTGGGAGCGAATCTGTTCGTCAATAGTTGATGGCTCGGCAGCGTAGGTTTTGGGGACTGCCTCCACATGCCGCCCTTGGTGGTGCCACAGTTCCGGCCCGGTGTTCGCCAAGAACCGGCGAATGATCTCTCTGCCCACATCCTCGGCAAAGCGGCAGGCGTCCCGATCTCCAAAAGGAGCGGGGTTGGCCTGCCCGATGTGCCACAGCGCGGCCAAGTACTGGTCGGTGTAGGACTGCAGGTTTTCGCTGTCAACCTCAAAGGTAATGGTGGTATTCATGCCGCACCGCCCTTCTTGCTGGCCCGCAGGGCCGCAGGCACGAAGTAGCGTTCCTCTTGCCGCGCCGAGGGCGTGAAGCGCTTGCCCTGGCGAAAGCGGTGGTGCGCCTCGGCGAAGAGCTGGGCGCGGTGTTTGTGCAGCCAGGCCGTGTTCACGGGCTTGGCAACGTCAACGACCCAGAAGCGGCGGTTGGTGGCGTCGCTCAGGTAGTCGCACTCGCCGCTGCTACACCACACGACGAACTGGCGCGGCTTCACCACTATCCAGGTGCTATCGGGCGCGCGAAAGCGGTCTGTGCAGCAGGAGAGGAAGGCCTTCACGCCTTCGATCTCTGCCCGGCTGAACATGGAAAGCTCGGTCAGTTCATAGGCCAGGATGCATTCGCTGGGCGGAAGATGGCGCATTGAGCCGTTCTTGAACTCGGCGGGCACGTCGCTGTAGTGCCCTGCGCCCACCAGCGCCTGCACCAGCGTCGATTTGCCCATGCCTTGAGGGCCGCGCAGCAGCACCGCGTGGTCGAACTTGCAGCCCGGCTCCAGCAGGCGCGCCACGTGCGCCATGACGATGTAGCGGCCCACCAGCTCAAGGTAGCGGCGCTCCTTCTTGCTGGCCGTGGCGTCCAGGCCCAGGGCCTTGGGCAGCCAGCGGTTGAGGCGGGGTTTGCCGTCCCAGTACTGGGTCAGGAGCCCGGCGTGGGTGATTGGCGTGCACACGTGTGCACTGGGGGGATGGGTGTGCATTGCTATCCTCCGTTGGGTAAACGGTGGGTAATGTACCTGCGGGTAAATTGATTAGTCAATACCCATGGGTAAATTTTGCAATGCGGCAGAATGTTGCTAGGTGTTATTGCATGCGGAGAGGGTCTATGGCTACGCGATTCCGTAAAACGATCAAGATTGCGCCGGGCGTGCGGCTGAACGTGGGTATGAACGGTCTGAGCATGAATGTGGGGCCGCGTGGTGCTTCGGTATCGTTTACGCGCCGTGGCACTTACGCGAACCTCGGCGTTCCTGGCACAGGTTTGAGTTCGCGGAAATTGCTGTCTGCACCATCAGGGACGGCTCGCCGGGGTGCGAAGGCTGCAGCAGTGCAGGCGGTGCCGAAGGCCATTGATGTGCAACTCATGTTCACGGAGGATGGCCAGATTCGCTATCTCGATGCGAATGGTGATCCCCTGAGCGAAGCGACGGTCAAGGTGCTGCGCCAGCAGAACAAAGCGGCCATCGTGGCGGGGTTGCAGGCGGCGTGTGATCGTGTCAATGGCGAGATGGAGGCGGTTTCGTCTTTGCACACTGATACGCCTGCACCACTAGTGCGCCGTCAGCATGTGGTGGTGCCTTTTGGCGATGATGAGCCTGTACTGCGCCTGGCACCGCTGACGCTCTTGCAGCGATTGTTGCCTCCGTTGAAATCGCGGGCGCTGGCCAGCCACCAAGCGGCCCGAGAGCGCCATAGGCGAGCTGTGGAGCAGTGGTCTGCTGAAAAGGCGCAGCACGATACCCTGCAGGCTGCTGAGGTGGCGCGGGTGGAGCAACTGCACCACGATACTGCGCTCATGGAGCAAGAGTTAGAGGCGGCATTCGAGGATTTGGAGTGGCCGCGCGAAACCAGTGTTGGCTATGAGCTGGCACAGGGCGGCACGGCGGTGCTGCTGGATGTTGACTTGCCGGAGTTTGAGGATATGCCGCGCCAGGTGGCTAGTGTCCCTGCGCGCGCAGATCGGCTGGTGGTCAAGACTTTGGCGGATGCCAGGGCGAGAGAGCTCTACGCCAGGCACATTCACGCAGTGCTGTTTCGGCTGGTTGGCGTAGTGTTCAACCGGCTGCCATCCGTTGTGCTGGTTGTTGTGTCTGGCTACTCGCAGCGTGCCAATGGAGCGACAGGGCACATGCAGGATGATTACCTGGTGAGCGCCCGGATAGACCGTGCAACGTGGTCTGGTCTGAACTTTAACGAACTGACTCTGCTTGACCCAATGCTGGCGATGGAGCGCTTCGAGTTGCGCCGGGACATGAGCAAATCGCACATGCTACGAACGATAGAGCCGTTCGCGCTCTAGGGGGGGGTGGTAGGGGTGAAGTAGTAGATCGTCGCAGACGGTCTAGGCACGGCTTTTTCGGGCGATGGCCTCGCGTTCCCATTTGGTCACGATCACATCAAGGGTCTTGCCAATGTCCATCATGGCTTCATGTCCGAGCCTCGGCCCGAGAGCGGCCTTTAGATCCTGAACCCGTCGATATGTGACAAGCGGGAAGGGCCACAGGATTTGAGGGCGGACAGACTTTGTGCCTTCGTTGGCCTCACGGAGCACGAATTCTGGCGCGGCAGTGGCCGCATCGTCACGGGGTAGGGCCGCCCCCAAGGGCAGATCAAACCAGTTCGGGTCGAGTTCAAAGCCAGCGCAGATTTTGCGCATGGTGTCCATGCCAAGGTTCTTGCGCCCCTTTTTCTCGGGGGCGTACAGCAGGCGTGAAAGGTAGTCGGGTGCGATGCCTGCTTGATCGGCTACGGCCCTTTGGTTCATGCCCCGCGTGGCTTTCAGGCATTCGACAAGCTCTGACAGGCGTAGGCGCCAGTGCTCTAGTTCTTCGGGGGTACTCATGCGCGGCATTCTCCCGGGCGCATACCAATAGGTAAATGTGCCAGGGGTATCGGTAATTTGTTTACCCTGGGGTATAGTAATGCGCCATGGAATCTTTGCGCATTTACCTCAACAGCTTGACGCTGGCTGACCAAGCCGCGTTCGCGGTGCGGTGTGGCACCAGTCTGGGCTATCTCCGAAAAGTGCTGTCTACAGGTGGCAGGCTGGGTGCTGAGCTGTGTATTCGCATTGAGCGGGAATCTTCTGGCAGCGTTCTGCTGGAAGAGCTGCGCCCAGATGTGGAATGGGGTTATCTGGCAAGCAGGACGCCCTTGAGTCCTGGGTCTGGCGTAGCCGCTGCCGCTACTGCAGCACAGGGGGCGGCCCATGCGTAGGCCGCCACTTCTTCCTGCCCACCGGCCTGCATTGCCAGCAGGGCGAGAAAAGCCATCCCAGCGCCTGCGTCGCATTGCATACGAGGCGGAACTGCGCCGTGTGCGAGTGTGGCGCGAGGCGAGAGGGGTGGCGCGATGACGGTTCGCTATACGACCGCGATCAGCATCTCGTCGATCTCGGACATGTCGAGCAGTTCCTTCTGCTCCAGCCGTTCGATAAGCAGTCCCAGCAGCTTTGCCGTGCGTATGGGTTCCAGCTTCGGGTCTTGCATCAAGGTTTCGGCAACACGCCGCCAGGTGTCTAGGCCTTGGTCGCTGAAAGTGTGCCTGGCCAGGAACTCTTCTTTTTCCATGTCCGCCCTCCTTGGCGATGGTTGTGTGGGAACTCCCATCGTATGCCAGGGCAGGGCGGGCGCCCTTTTCCCCACCCGCACCGCTCCAGGCCATGCCGCCAGGGGGTTGCTCCTCTCCCTTCATGCTGTTGGTACGCCGCGCGCGGGAAGGTACGCGGTGTTTCGCATGGCTGCGGGGCGGGTGGCTTTTTCTTCTTCTCTCCATGGTGCGCAGTCTCGCAGGCGCGCGCCTGTCCATCCATAGCCCTTCACGCGAGGTTTTGCACTATGAGTTTGCTTGATGCCGCCCGGCGCGCGGTACGCCACTTTCCTGGGGGCCTGGAAGCCATGGCCGTGCGCTTGCAAAAGCAGCCCGGTACGCTGGAGCGCGAACTGCGCGGCACGCCCGGCTACAAGCTGGGTGCTGTAGATGCCCTCGAAATCACGGTGCTGGCGCAAGAGCAGGGCGGTGAACACGCGTTGGCCTATGCCAACACCCTGGTCGATGCGGTGGGCGGCATGCTGGTGCTACTGCCGCGCGACGGCAATGTGCGCTCGGCATCGGCGCAGGACGTGGCGCTCCTCATGAAAGAGTGCGCCGAGGTCGTCATGGCCGTAGCCAAGGTAGAGGCGGACGGGCGCATTACCCGGCGTGAGCTGGAGGATCTGGAGCGCCAGTGGGCCGATGTGGTGGGCGCTGGCCAGGTGCTGCTGCGCAACATGCGTGCGCGGCACGACGCCGAGGTGCTCAGCCACCGTGCGGCTGTGGAGGCAGCGCGATGAGGCCAGCCGGAGAGATTCGCCAGGCGCTGCTGCAGGCCTGCGAGAGCCTGGCAGCGCGCTCTGCAGCTGGGTGTGGGCCTACCTTGCGCGAAATGGCAGCCGAGGCGCGCGTGGGACGGGATGCGGCCGAGGGCACCGTCAAGAACATGCGCCGTGCTGGCGTACTGGTGGTGCTGCGCACCCGCCGGGTGCCCTACCGCAACCGCCCCGTGGCCGAGTACCTCCCTGCCGCCATGGCGGCCCAGGCCTCGGCCGCGAACGATGCAGGCATGGCGCAGCTCTTGCGCGCCTGGGGGTAGGCCATGGTTGTGATGCAAGCCGCCGGTGGTGGGACGCCGGTTTGTGGGGGTGTGCATGGCGCGTGAAGAGTTGCCACCCATCAAGTACGACGAACTGGCCGCTGCCTTGCTCCGCGATGCGGAGCGCCTGGTCAAGGAATGGTTGCAGGGTGGAGTGTTCGAGAAGTCCACCGACGAATACGTGTGCGGCTCGCTGGCCGGTGGCAAGGGCGACAGCTGCAAGGTCAATGTGGTCTCGGGCCTGTGGAAGGACTTCGCCACGGGCGAGAGCGGGCGAAGCCTGATCGACCTGTATGCGGCAGTCAACGATCTCTCCAAGGGCAAGGCCGCCATACAGGTGGCGCGCGAATACGGCCTGGAGGATGTAGCGGGCCTGGTGAAGCGCGCCGCCGCTGGTGCCGTGCCTACGCCTCGGCCACTGCGCCCGGCGGCGCCGCCCAAGGCTGACAAGCCCGCGCGCGACTCAGAGAAGTGGGAGACCATCAAGCCAGCGCCAGCGCACCATGTGCAGCCCACTTTCTGGCACCCTGCGCCGGAGCGCAGCAAGGACAAGATCCAGCACACCGCGCGCTACCAGGTGGGCGATGACTTGTATGGTTTCGTCGTGCGCTTCGTGAAGAGCGACGGCGACAAGGTCACCATCCCCTACACCTACGCGCGCAGCCTGCGCGATGGCACTGAGACGTGGAAGTGGCGCTTTTGGGCTGATCCGCGTCCGCTGTACTTTCCTGGCGGGCGTATGCCCGAGGGGCGCACTGTCGTCATCGTGGAGGGCGAGGTCAAGGCCGATGCGCTGCAGCGCCTGCTGGATGCCGGGGCGCCGGGCGTGTATTGCGTGGTGAGCTGGCCAGGTGGCGCCGAAGCCTGGGCAAAGGCGCTGTGGGACTGGCTGGCGGATTGCACGGTCATCATCTGGCCCGACTGCGATTCGTTGCGAGAGCCGCTGACGCGGGACGAGCTGAAAGCGCACCCAGACGAGGAGGCGCGCGAGGCCCTGCGTGCTGTGAAGCCTTTCCTGGCTTTCGAGAAGCAGCCGGGCATGAAGGCCGCGCTGGGGATCGGCGCGCTGCTGCGCGACACGCACGCATGCACCGTGCAGCTGCTGCCCATCGACAAGCCCGGCATCAAGCCCTCGGGCTGGGACTGCCGCGATGCCATCGAGACGGACGGCTGGGACTTTGAGCGCGTGATGGCGTTCTTCGGCACAGCCCAGCCGCTGCTGGCCGACGTCCCTGCGCCTGAGCCTGCGCCAGCAGGGGGCGGCAAGGATGGCGGGGGCGACCCGCCCAAAAAACGCGAACCCTCGGCTGGCGCCGGTCATGGCGCGGGTGGCGGGGAGGATTGCGATGATGATCCGTTTGGGGCGTACCTCGATGATGAGGTGGTACGCCTGCGGCTGCGCGGCCGGTGGCTGCTGCGGCCGCGCCGGGGCGCAATCATTGAAGCGCTTCGCAGCGCGCCAGGTTTGGCGGGGTGCGTGGCGTTCGATGAACTGCGCGAGCGCCCGGTGGCGGTCAAGCCCTTCCCCTGGCGCAATGCGCCGGGGCCGCTGGTGGATGCCGATGTGTTGCGCCTGGCGGACTGGATCGAATCGCACTACGGTACGGCCGAGGCCAGTGCGCAGACCACTGAGCAGGCCATCAACGTGGCGGCTGATGAAAACCGGGTGCATCCCTTCCGGGACTGGATCAAGGCCCAGGCCTGGGACAAGAAGCCGCGCCTGGAGAAGTGGTTGATCCACGTTCTGGGCCTCACACCAGGCGACTTGAAGCCGCGCCGCCTGCGCTACCTGCAGATGGTCTCGAAGTACATCGTGATGGGCCACGTGGCCCGCGTGATGAGCCCGGGGTGCCAGTTCGATTACTCGGTGGTGCTGGAGGGCAAGGGCGGCATTGGCAAGTCTTCGCTGGTGCGCGCGCTGGTGGGTGATGAATTCTTCAGTGACACCCATTTCGACATCGGCTCGGGCAAGGATGGCTACGAACAGATCAGCGGCATCGTGGCCTATGAAATGTCGGAGATGACATCCTTCCGCCGTGCCGACAGCGAATCGGTGAAGGCGTTCTTCAGCAGCCGCAAGGATCGCTACCGGGGCGCCTATGGCCGCTATGTGCAGGATCACCCGCGCCAGTGCGTGATTTGGTGCACCACCAACAAACGGCAGTACCTGTTCGACATCACGGGCAACCGGCGCTTCTGGCCCGTAATGGTGCCCGGCCGCGCCAATCTGGAATGGCTGCGCAAGTTCCGCGCGCAGCTCTTTGCTGAGGCGCTGCACCTGTTCCAGCAAGGCGAGCGGTACTACCCCACGCCCGAGGAGGAACGCACCTACTTCTACCCCGAACAGGAGCTGCGCCTCGTGGAAACCGGCGTGCAGGGGCGGTTGTGGGCATTGCTGACCCGTGATGGCGCGCCCCCCCTGGAGGCCAAGGCCACGGTGGGGTTCAACGTGCATACCGCCTTCGTGACCATTCCCGACCTGGTGCAGGCGCTGGGTGCCGATCCTGGCAAGTCCAGCAACGTGCTGGAAGGTCAGGTGCGGGACTGGCTCAACGAACACGGCTGGGAGTACGGCCGCGAGGGCGGCGGGCAGCGCAGGCGCGGGTTCAGCCGCCCTGCTGTGTGGCCGCCCGTGTTCCAGGATGACGAAGAGAACGGCTCTGCCGATCCTGTGCCGCCAGTGGCGCAGGACGGGGGGGCAGAACACGCCACACCGCCCGCTGCGGCGGCGTGGCCAGAGGACGATGACTATGCACCGCTATGAGCAGGGATCGGCGCGCACGGCGCCGGAAAAGCCTGCGGTGCGTGAAACGCGCTGTGGCGCAACGCTGGCGAGAGGCGCGATTCGCGGCCAGCGTTGCGGCACGGGCGCGGGGATGTCATTGCGCGGGTGGCCTATGACGTAGGGGCATAGGTCAGGCGGCCTGGCGCTGGGGCATGCGTGTGCATGCCGTCCAGCCGTCCAGGGTTTGCCATGGAGTGCACGGCGGTGGGCAGTGGGCCATTTCACCAGTCGAAGCCGCTGCATTGTCTGAATGAATCTGAGCGCCCTAGATGTGGGCGCAGGCGCAGGGGTGTGTGCGGGCGCGGTCGCGCGCGGGTGGAACTCCTGTTGTGTGTGTAAGAGGTCTATGAAATTGGTGGACGGGTGGACGGCCCGGAAAGGAGCGGCAGGAATGACAGCGGCGAAGAACAGCGATGTCTTGATGGCGTACCGGCTGGAGACCATCAAGCGGCATATGCCTGAGACCCTGGCGTGTATCGAGGATCGGGCGGTGCACTTTGGTAAGGAAGCCTATGCGCTGGTGCGCCGTGGCTTGCGGGGCGAGCCGGGGTGCTTCTACGCGGTGGAAAACGGCCACGTCGTGGGCCAGCCCGCAGGCCTGCCCAGTGGCGTGCTGAAGGATGCGGCTGGTTTCATGGTCGAGATGGGCTGTACACACGTGTGCATTTGGCCGGAGCGCGTGTGGCAGGGCAGGGCGGCGGGCGAGGACGGCGGGGTGCAGCATGGCGCGGATTGAGTACATCAAGCGGCGCCTGGACAACTGGGCGCTGTGGAAGGCGCGGCAGAACGATGCAGGCCTGGGGTTCCACGCGCGCAACATCCTGGCCGTGGACGTGTGGAACCGAGGCAGCTACAACGGCGCCAGCATCCCGCACTTCGAGGAGGAGGCGGCCGAGACCGACGAAGCCGTGACGGCACTCAAGTTGGGCCGGGGCCATCTCTACATCACGCTGGACTGTATCTACCTGAAAGACCTGGGCATCAAGCAAACGGCCAGGCGCATGCAGCGGGCCGAGTCCACGATCAAGGCGCAGCTGGATGCAGCAGACCACGCCATCGCCGCCTGGCTGGATGCGCGCGCCGTGGAGCGTGAACGCCAGCGCGCAATGGCAATAGCCCGCAGGGAGCGCGGCGAGCTATAGACGCGCGAGGGAGTTTTACACCTTAGACTTTTTGAGTACATTTCAGGCACTGTGTTGTTGTTGCGTCCCCACCGCGCACAACGGCACTGCACCACGACCCCGGCATGCGAAAGCGTGACGGGGTTTTCTTTTTCCCGTTGCCCCTCCCCCATGCCCATTGCTGCCCCGCGTCCCTGCAGTCACCCCGGCTGCGGCGTGCTTGTGCGCGATGGCTCTGGCCGGTGCGCGAAGCACCCGAAGACGGTCTGGTCGAAGCCGCACACAGCTGCCAAGCGCATGACGGGCCGCCGACTGCAGAAGGCACGCGCCGAACTGTTCGCCCGAGACCCGCTGTGCGCTGAGTGCAAGCGCCACGGCCGCGTCACCCTCGCCACCCAGCGCGACCACATCGTGTCGCTCGAAGAAGGCGGGGCCGACGATGACGCGAACGTCCAGGGCCTGTGCCGGGACTGCCACGACGCCAAGAGCAAAGCTGAACGCGAGCGCGGCCAGCGGCGTGCGCGTGGGGGAGGGTGGGCCGGGTACATGGAAGGGGGGTAGGGGGTGGAGAAAGTTCACAGCCACACACCGGAAACCGACCGCTTAGCTTTATTTTTGTGCGCGCAGGTTTTGGAGGGGGGGGTACCCCGAAAGGATTGACTATGAGTGGATCGCGTGGGCCGCTGCCGAAGCCTACGGCCCTGAAATTGCTCCGGGGCAATGCTGGCAAGCGCGCATTGGATCTATCCGCTGGCGTGAACCCGCGCATTGAAGTGCCTAGCCCGCCGAAGCACCTGGGTGCCGAGGCGCGCAAGGAATGGAAACGCATCACGCCGTTGCTGGAAGAGCTAGGTCTGATCAGCGGCCTGGATCGCGCGGCACTGGCGCTGTATTGCCAGGCGGCCGGCCGATTGGCCGAACTGGAGACCGCTTTCAACGGCCAAGTGGCCCGCCTTGTAGAGGATGGCATGGACTATGCCGATGCTGTCTACAAGGCCAGCTACTCCGTCACCCCCAGCGGCTACGCCCAGCAAAGTGTGATCGTGCAGCTCATCGGCAAGCACCGTGAGCAGCTCAACCGCTACCTGATGCATTTCGGCCTTAGCCCTGCAGCACGTGGTCGCGTACAGGCCAGCACCTACGTGCAGCCCACGCTGCCCGGCATCGAGCCCAAGCCCGAAGCCAAACCCAGTTTCTCGATGTTCGTCAACCCAGCACGATGACCCACTCCTACATCCAGCAGGCGCAGAAATACATGCGCGACGTGCTAGATGGGGAAGTTGCGGCCTGCAAATGGGTGAAGCTGGCCGTGCAGCGCCAGGCAGACGACCTGGCACGCGCGCCGTCTAAGGAATGGCGATGGGTGTTTGACGAGGCTGCGGCCGAGCGGCCCTGTGCCTTCATCGAGCTGCTGCCGCACATCAAGGGCAAGTGGGCACGTGAAGGGCGCCTGCTTGAGCTTGAGCCCTGGCAGTGCTTCATCATCACTACCGTCTTTGGCTGGGTGCACCGCGCTTGGACGGAAAGTGAGCTTGACGCCTTCCGCGAGTCCGCCTTAGCCGAAGGTCTTGACGATAGACAGCTCAACAGCAGGATGCTCGACATTCTGTCGATGCAGGGGAAGCGTCGCTTCTTGGAAGTGTACGAAGAGGTCGCCCGCAAGAACGGCAAGAGCGCCAAGGGTTCAGGCCTGCTGTTGTACATGCTGGCGGCCGACGGGGAACACGGCGCAGAGTGCTACACCGCTGCCACGACGCGCGACCAGGCGCGCATCGTGTTCGACGACGCACGTTCCATGGCACGGATCACGCCCGATCTGTGCACCGAGCTGGGCGTGGTCATCCAACAGCACATCCTGACGGTGGATCACACCAGCAGCAAGGCCGCGCCGCTGGCCGCCGAGGGCAGCACGCTGGACGGTCTGAACGTGCACTTCGCGCTGCTGGACGAACTACACGCCCATAGGACCCGGGCGGTGTACGACGTGATCGACACCGCCCGTGGCGCACGCGAACAGTCGCTGTTGTGGACTATCACCACCGCAGGAACCGACCGCTCTGGTATTTGCTACGAGCGGCGCACGCACATCACCAAGATCCTGGAGGGGGTCATCGAGGACGACCGGGTCTTCGGGATCATCTACACCATCGACGATGGCGATGACCCATTCGATCCAGCGGTGTGGCCCAAGGCCAACCCGAATTTCGGCAAGTCCGTGCAGGCCGATGAAATGGCAGCCCAGGCCCGCAAGGCAGAGGCTATGCCCTCGGCGCTTAACAACTTTTTGACCAAGCGCCTCAATGTTTGGGTCAGCGGCGAAAGCCCATGGATGGACATGCGCGCCTGGGAGCGCTGCGGCAAAGTGCCCGCCACGCTCGACAGTATTCCTCTTGGTGCCAAGGTGTACATGGGCCTTGACCTGGCTCAGAAAAAGGACTTCGCAGCCCTGGCCATTGCCTGGCAGATGGATGACGGCCAGTGGGGCCTATGCATACGGCTGTACCTGAATGAGCTGGCTGTGCAGGAAAGCGGCAACGCCCACCTCAGCGGTTGGGCCCGACAGGGCTACGTGGAGGTCACCGACGGCGACCTCACCGACTTTGACCGCGTGGCCGAAGACCTGCGCCGCTACTGCCGCCAGTGGGATGTGCAGGAAATTGCATTTGACCCTGCGCTGTCCATGTACTTCGCGGGAAAACTGATTGAAGAGGGCCTGCCACTGGTCGAGATCGCTCAGCGCAGCGTGTTCTTCACGCCTGCACTGATACAGGTCGAGAACATGGTGCGCGAGGGCAAGCTGCTGCACGACGGAAATCCGGTCATGGCCTGGATGGTCAGCAATCTGGTGGTCAAAGTCAGCAAGTTCAACGAGTTGATGACGCCCACCAAAGAGCGGCCCGAAAACAAGATCGATGGCCCCATCGCCATGCTCATGGCGCTGGGCCGCGCCCTCGCTCTGGCAGAGGAGCCTAGCAGCGCCAAGAAGACGCAAGCCTTCTGGGCATCGTTTGCAGAAGAGACGACATGAACCTAATCCGCCGATCCCTGCTGCGCGGTGCGCAATGGGCGCTCAAGGGCACCGACCTGACACTCACCAGCACACAGGGCTGGAGCGTAGTCAGCACAGGCGCCACTTGGGCCAAGATCAATGTGGCAGACACCACGCAGCTGCAGATCACCACAGCCTGGTCGGCCATCCGGCTGATTGCCGAGACCGTGGGCACCCTGCCGCTGCACCTGTACCGTAAGACCGCCCGTGGGCGCGAACGCGCCACCGACGATGAGCGCTACGGACTGGTGCGCTACCAGCCCTGCGACTACATGACTGCGCCGGAATGGAAAGAGGCCATGGTGGTCTCGCTGGCCACCATGGGCCAAGCCTACAACCCGGTCACGCGGTTCGAGAGCACGGGCCGCATCATCAGCATCCAGCCGGTGCACAAAAGCCGCGTGCAGCCCGAGGTGCAACCCGACGGCAGCGTCATGTACTGGCTGACCAACCGCCAGGGCCTGCGCAAGCTGCTGCGCCGGGAAGACGTGATGCCGGTGCGCGGCTTCGGAGGCGTTGGCGAGCTGGAGGGCTACGCACCGCACCGTGTCCACAGCAACAGCCTGGCACTGTCCATGGCGATGGAAAAGTACGCGTCCGAGTTCTTTGGCAGCGGAGGGCGTCCACAGGGCATCCTCAAAACCACGGCCGACTTCGGCGAGAAGAGCCGTGACCAGATCCGCGAGGGCTTTGCCAAATACCTGCAGGCCTCGCGCGATCTGGGCCATTTGCCGGTGCTCGATGGCAGCACTGAGTACCAGCCAGTCAGTACGCCCAACAACGAAGCGCAGTTCATCGAAGCGCGCAAGCTCCAGATCGCCGAAGTGGCACGCATCTACCGCGTGCCACTACACATGCTCATGGAAACCGACAAGGCCAGCTACAACAACACCGAGCAGGCCAACAAGCACTTCCTTGACTACACGCTGCTGTCGTATCTCACGCGCATAGAGGCCTCGCTCAACACCTGTCTGCTGACCCCAGCTGAGCGTGCTGGTGGCATGTACTTCGAGTTTGACGTGAATGGCCTGCTGCGTGGCGACAGCACCCAGCGCGCCGACTACTACCTAAAGATGCGCCAAGCAGGCGCCATCTCGCAAAACGAGATTCGCAACCGCGAAAACATGGACACGCGCGAAGGCGCAGATGACCTGCACGTGCCGCTCAACATGGCACCCAGCGACCTGCTGGGCGAGATCCTCACCCGCAACAAGACAGGAGGCGCCTAATGGATCGCCTGATTGCACCCCTCACCATTAAGGCCGCGCAGGAAGACGGCACTTTCAGCGGCTATGCCGCAGTGTTCGGCAACGTGGACTTAGGCGATGACGTCATCTTGCCCGGTGCCTTCACCCAGGCCAAGACCACGCCCGACGGCCAGATCCGTATCGCCCTGGATCACGACCTGCGCCGCCTGGTTGGCAAAGCCAAGTTTGCCCAAGACACCCACGGCCTGCGTGTGGACGGCCAGCTCAGCCTCGGCGTCAGCTACGCACGCGACGCTTACGCGCTCATGAAAGACGGCGTGCTCAACGGCTTGTCGGTCGGTTTCAACATCCCCGAAGGCGGCGCCACCTGGGAAGAGCGCGATGGCCGGTATGTCCGCCTCATTTCCAAGGCCGAGCTGTGGGAGTTTTCGGTCGTTGCCTTCGGCATGAACCCCGAGGCCGTGGTGGATACCGTCAAGGCCGCATCCATTCGAGATTTCGAGGCGCAGCTGCGCGGCCTCGGATACAGCCAGCGCGAGGCCAAGGCCTTGGCGTCTGGCGGCTTCAAGTCGCTGGGCCACCGTGACGGTGCCCCGGACAGCGAGACGCTGGCAGACGAACTCAAGACCCTCGCGCGCAACCTTACCTGGAATTGATCTCTATGCAAATCACCCGCAAACACCTCACCCTCTGCCTGCTCGCAGGCCTGGCCGTCATGGCCGCATGCGCCGTTATCGGTGTTCCCATCGTCCCGCCCGAAGCCTGGGCAGGCCTCGCCGCCGCAGGCGCCATGCCCATGGCGCTCTCCGGCGAAGTCGGCGGTGATGTTCGCAAGGCGCTGGAGCAGCTCAACGATGTTGCCAAGGCCGCCAAAGACACCGTGGCCTCTTTGCAGAAAGCCCACAACGACCTCGACGGCCGCGTGAGCAAGATGCATGAAGAGATGAAGGCGGGCGGCGTGGACGCCACCACCAAGGCCGCGTTCCAAGACGCCGTGCAGAAAGTGGACACGGTAGAAAAAACGGTGGAAAAGCTCTCTAGCGAAGTCACCGAACTGGCCAAGAAGTCCGCCAACCTGCTGGGCAGTGTGCAGCAACGCAAGAGCCTGGGGCAGCTCGCCTCCGAGGCCGAGGTGTGCAAGACCTATCGCGGCGGCATCGCCGAGCTGGTCACCATGAACGCGCCCTTGTTCGGCAAGGCCGCCGTGACCAGCGGCGGCACCAGCGCGGGCGCGCTGATCGAGCCCTACCGCGTGCCCGGCATCATCATGCAGCCTGACGAACCGCTCACCGTGCGCGACCTGTTCATGGCCGTCTCCATCAGCACCAATGCCGTCGAGTGGGTGGCCGAGAAGCTCTTCACCAACAATGCAGGCCCGCAGAACGGCGAAGGCGCGCCCAAGAACGAAAGCGGCCTCACCTTCGAGAAAAAGAGCAGCGCCGTCGAAACCATTGCGCACTGGATTCCTGCCAGCCGCCAGGTTCTGGCGGACGCACCCCAGCTCTCCGGCCTGATCGACACCCGCCTGCGCTCCGGCCTCAAGCTCAAGGAAGACGAAGCGCTGCTCTTCGGCGACGGCACCAACGGCAACCTGCTCGGCCTGGTGCCCCAGGCCACGGCATTCGTTCCCGCAGGCCTGCCCGCAGGGGCCAACAACCTGGACAAGCTGCGCTGGGCCTTCCTGCAGTCCAGCAAGGCCAAGCTGCCCGCCACCTTCGCCGTACTGAGCCTGGACGACTGGGCGCTGATCCAGATGATGAAAACCACCGATGGCGCCTACCTGTTCGGAACACCTACCGACGGCGCCGCGCCCCGCGTGTGGGGTAAGCGCGTGGTGGAAAGCCACGGCCTCGATGCGGGCGACTTCCTCGCCGGTTCGTCGCTGGCCGCCACCATCTACGACCGTGAAGAAGTCACCGTGCGCGTGGCAGAGCAGCACGACGACTTCTTCATCAAAAACATGGTGGCCATCCTCTGCGAAGAGCGCTTGGCCTTCACCGTGGAGCGTCCCGCCGCCATGGTGGTCGGCTCGTTCGCCTGACGCAGCACCGCAGCCGTGCACACGTGTGCACGGCGCATCCTTTCACTCGGCCCGCAGGCATGCCTCGCGGGCCTTTTCTTTGGAGCCATCCATGGAAGTGCTCAAGACCTTTGTGCGCCAGGGCAGACGCTATCGCCCTGGCGATGATCCGCCGCCCGAACTCGACGCCCCCACGGTAGCCCACTATCAACGCCACGGCATGCTCGGCAAGCCCGCCGCGTCTGCTGCCCCGGCATCGGGTACGCGGCTGCCCACGCCGCGCCAACAGCGCACCCCGAAAACGGTTGAGCGCAAGCCCGCCGCACCGCAGCAGGCGCCGCTGGCCGCGCCTGCTGTCGTGTCTGGCGTGGCCTCGCTGGAGCCGCAAGGGCTTGCGCAGACCGATACGCCAGGCCCGGCACTGGGTGAGGCGGGTAGCACGCAGCAGAGCGCGCCCACGGACGGCAGCGCCCCGCCCGGCGCCATGCCTTCGGATGGCGCGGGCCATCCTGGCGGTGCAGGCGGTGCCCTGGATGGTGGCGGCTAGCCATGCGTACCAAGCCCACGCTTGATGAGGCCAAGACCCGTCTGCGTCTTGATCCTGACCTCGCCACGGATCTGCAGGGCGCAATAGACCAGGCGCATGCCCGCGCCGTCAAGGTACTCGACGGCACGCTGTATGAGACCGAGGTAGCCATGGCCGCTGACCCTCGCGGCATTCTGTCCGCCGAGGACATCATCGCTGCGCAGTTGCTGCTGGTCGATTGCTTCATTGGCAACAACACCCAGCAGGAGCGCGAGAGCAAGGAAGCCGCTGCTCTCAGCATCTTGCGCCTGCACCGGAACATGGGGGCATGACGTGAACAGCCAGAAACTGAACACTCTGATCTCCATCGAGGCCCCGGCCATTTCGCGCGGCGCCTCTGGTGGCGCAAAGAAAACATGGTCTGTGCATGCCAAAGACTGCTGGGCTCAGCGGCGCGACATGAGCGGCAACGAACGCAGCGCCAGCAGTTCCGCCGGAGGGCAGGTGGCTGTAGCCCGTGTGGAATTCCTGCTGCGTGAGCGCAACGGCATCACCGCGCAAATGCGTGTCATCCACAAGGGCCAGGCCCTGGGCATAACGCACGTCAAACCCATGGCCGATTACCCCGGCTGGATGATCCTCACCTGCGACACGGGGCTCAACGATGGCTAAAACCGAAATCCTCGGCATCGGCGACATGCGCGCTGGCTTCGAGCGTGTACGCGACGACATGCGCAAGCGCACCAGTCGCCGCATGCTGGTGGCAGCCGGTGGCGTGCTCAAGGGCAAGGCCAAGGTGATTGCCCTGGCCAACGGCTCGCGGCGCACCGGGGCGATGATCAAAAACATCGCCATCAAGCGCGAGACCAGCGCCCCCGCAGGTACCGAGCAGTACCACCTGGGCGTGCGCCACGGCCGCAACCTCACGGCCAAGGCCAAGAAGTCAGGCGCCCACCTGGCCGTCAGCAAGAAAGGGCGCATCGTTAAGCGCTACGAGGACGACCCGTATTACTGGCGGTGGGTGGAGCAGGGCCACAAGGTCGTGGGCCGTGCCACTGGCAGAGCAGGGCAGCAAGAACTGACATACACCCGCAAGGGGCGCAGCGGCAACCTTATCACCTATAAGCGTAAGCGCTCGGCAGACTCGCTGCGTGCCCGCCGAGCGCGGGCCTCGGAGTCGGTCGCGGCCAAGCCCTTCATCGCCCCGGCGCTGGAGCAGGGCAGGGGCGAAGCCCTCAAGGCCATGGAGTCCAAGCTGCAGCAAGACCTGGAAAAGGCAGGCAAGGCATGAGCGACACGATCCACCAGACCCTGACCACCGCGCTGTGCGCCGTGTTTCCAAACTCCTGGCCTATCGAGCTGCCCCCCGCACCCGTCTATCCCGCTGTCGTGTTCGACGTGGACAGCGAGCCCGAGGCGCAGTGGTGCATGGGCGGCGGCTACACCCAGCACGACGTGAACGTGATCGTCGTCGCCCGCGACCTTGACGAACTCGACGCGCTGCTGCCCCTGGATGGCGGCGGCCCGCTGCGGGCCGCGCTGGAGGCATTGCCCGCCTACCAGTGGGAAGAGACGGCAGGCGATGCCGACTACGAGCCCGACCCCGAGCTGTACGCCCGCTTTCTCACTGTGCGCCTGCGCACCCCGCGCCACTAACCCCTCAACCCCCGAAAGGCATCCATGCCCAAGACCCCCCCTGAAAAGGCGGGCGGTGTGCACACGTCTGCACAAACCGCCCCTGCCAGCAAGAAGCCGCCGCACCACGAGCCCACGCCCCCGCGCCCGCGCGACACGCACACCGGCCTGGGCGGCTCCTACGTGCGCGACCCCGCCACTGGCGAGCGCCGTCGCGCCACCCCTGACACCGATCCGAAGGAGGCCACGCCATGAAGTCCATGAAGAAAATGCTGCTGCTCGCCAAGATCGAAGGCACCAGCGGAACCGATGCCCTCCCCACCGCAGGCGCCAACGCCATCATGTGCCGCGCCCTCGCGCCCGAGCCCATCACGGCCGAGCAGGTCTCGCGCGACCTCATCCGCCCCTACAAGGGCAACAGCGGCAAGCTGGCCGTGGGCGTGCACCGCAAACTCACCTTCGAGGTCGAATTCGCTGGCAGCGGCGCGGCAGGCACCGCCCCCCCGTGGGGGCCTTGCCTGCAGGCCTGCGGCTTCGCCGAAACCATCACCGCTGGCGTCGATGTGGCCTACGATCCCGTCAGCGAGGGCGAGCCCACCCTGACCCTGTACGGTTACCTCGACGGCATCCTGTTCAAGCTCACCGGCTGCAAGGGCAACGTCACCTTCACGCTCAACGCCAAGGCCATCCCCGTGATGCAGTTCGAGTTCCTGGGCGCCTACTCCACGCCCACCGACACGCAGTTGCCCCCGGGCGTGGACTACAGCGCCTTCATGCAGCCTAAGCCCGTGGGCAAGGTCAACACGCCCACCTTCACCTTCCATGGCGTCACGGCCTGCACGTCGGCGTTCAGCATCGCCTGGGGCAACACCCTGGCCTGGCGCGAACTCATCAACTGCGCAGGTGCGCGCAGCCCTGACCGCCAGCCCACCGGCAACGTCACCATGGAGCTGCCCAGCATCGCCACCAAGAACTGGGCCGAGGTCGTGCGCGAGGGCACCACTGGCGCAATGAGCCTGGTGCACGGCGTGGACGTGGGCAACATCATCGAGCTGTCTGCACCCAAGATCCAGTGCAACCCCTTCACCCTGCAAGACGACCAGGGCATCGCCATGGTGGCCATGCCGTTTGACATCAACCCCGACCAGGGCGACGACGAGCTGCGCATCATCGTTCGCTAA